GTACTAACTTTATATAATCAATTATCTTTTGACCTTCAACTCCATCTATCTCAACCCACATAATGCGATCCTTGTAGATTTGATTGTATAACATCTCTTCAGGTGTGAATACTGCCTTCATTTAATAATTTCCTTTCCTTAAAATATCCATAATATCGACTATAAAATTGGTCATATCAGTATCCCCGTTCTGCATCGTATATCCTTTTGATTCTAAGCCTGTGAACTCGTAAACCGTTCCGGGTGTACTTTCTATGTAATCAAATACGGCAACCTCCGAACCGTCTAAACTTCCTTTTATGGCTTGTTTCTCGAATGCAAAATACAAATTTTCAACCGTAGTAAAGAAATCTGTTGAATCGGCCTTTGTCAAATACCTGCCCATTATCTCGTACAGCTTCAAAGAAACCGACCTAGAACCGCACGCATCTACGTCTAAAATATGATGATACGCCCACGCATCAACAAGGAATAACCTAGCTGATTCCGTATCAGCTGATTGTCCTGACGTAATTAAATGGGTTACTTTATTAGTCCCATCCGTTGCGTAGCTAATTGCGCTCTCTTTTACGTTGATTTTTATTATCAAATCCTTTTCAGCATCCGAGCAACCCGCCCAAGTCTTAACGTCTAATTGTTCATTTAATAGCGTTCTAAACTGGTAGTAATCCGTACACAATTTACGCCCGTGAACACTCAAAAGGATTAAATCCTGTGATTTGTCCGTAGCGTTATTTGCTGCAAAATCGTAGCTATTATCAACAAGATAAAAAGGGTTTGATTTATTTTTAACCCAATACCCCGTACTGTTTAATTGATCGTCTGGCGCGTAGTCTCCTTTCGTAGATATCTTTTCATATCTCACAACCGCGCCCGTAGAGGTTATATAATTGCTTTCTAAATCATTAACTAAAGCCTCGTTGATAGCCTTTAAACTCGTTACCGTTGCTGCAATGCTTGTTGTCTTTATTGCTAATTTCATGGTTTAATTTATATAAATAGTTCCGTTTGTACATTCTATATCATCCCCCGTCCCGTTTCCAGATACTCTTATACTAAATAAATCCCCTGTAGACAGTTCGACAGGTGCAGTGCATTTAATATTACTCCATGTGTCGTTATTTTCTAAGGTTAAATCTGTCATTTCTGAATCTGATATAATACTGCCATTTTTAAATATAGCAAAATCGTATTGTCGGCCCGCACCCCCTGTTTTCTCGCATTTAATAACTGCCGATACTCTCCCTTTTTGGTTTGTTATTCCCGCTTCTGTTATTTCTAGCGTCCAATCTGAATCTTGAGCAATTCCAGAACTTACAGAGGTTAACGCTGTAGTATCTTCTAATATATTATAAGAACCGTTTGATACATCTGTTGTGCTTGTAGAGGTTACCACTAGACCGCCGATAATTACGGGGTTCGGGTCTGCCCATTGCGCTTTACCATCTGCCGTAATGCAGGTTAATACTTTACCTATGCCTTCTGTACCGTCTTGTACTCGCATTCCGTAAGGTGTACCAGTACCAGTATTACTAACTAATAAGTCAATACCGTAAGCGTCAGAACTTGTATCTGCTGGGTTATAACCTATGATTGCAGAAGATTTTTCAGCTGTTGTTGCTCTTACAGAGAAAGCCCCGCCTACATCATTCAAGGCGTGAGCAGTAGTCATTGTAGCCCAATGGTCAGGGTCTAAAATACCGCCAATACCTGCTATTCCCACGTTGATCCCACCGTTATCTGTAATACCGTAAACACCAACATTCTTACCGGAACCGTTAGAGCCGCTGGTTTGCGCACCCATCGCGTAAGCGTCTCCAGAAGTTTTTAGATTTTCAGATATGAAAGTTATATTACTGGTACTATCTTGAACGTGTAGAGGTGCACTAGCAATAGCGATACCTACACTTAAATTTCCTGTTTCGATATTAATATTACCACTGCCATCATGCTTAACAGGGCTGTCGCCAATAACCCCGCTAGCGGTAAACATTGGTAGCGTGTTAGTAGTTCCTGAACCTGTCAGTGTAGCCGAAGCCAATATATCTACCGATGTACTAGAATCTCTAAAGTATAGGTTTGTACCGTTATACCATAACATGCCTTCTACTGGTGAGCTCGGATCAGTTCCCGCGCTAGTCTTTATATTTAAAGAGGCTGTTGTACTTGTTGCCGCTGCATGAAAAGATTGAACACCTAATGTTAAGCTTCCTAATGCTGAGTTATTTGTAACAGGAATAAGCGTATTACCTGCGTTTGTCCATGTGCCAGACTCAGCAATTTGAGTGCTGGCCCATCGAGTCATTCTGTTTGCAATACCCGAACCCGTAACGGCTGGCACGGATACAACGCTAAAGAAACTATCTACAATATCAATTAAGATAGTATTCATATTCGCCCCGGTATTGGAGTTTACACCATTCGCTGTTACGTTGGCGTTTATGAATATCTTTAAATTTGCTGTCGATTTTACTGCCATCCTAATAGAAGTCTTTAGCGAAAGAAATATTAAAATCTCCTCCTACAAGCGGTGGGACGGTCTCACCTTGGTTGTTATTGTATACTATTTTCTGTAAAGTTACAGCTTTTTTAATTCGTTCGTTACCGACACCCGAATTATTCACAACTACAACTTGTCCTGAATTCAACTTACTGTTAAATGTCAAGTCATTATCTTCTCTGAATCTATCCGTTTCGTCAAGTGTACCGTATTTAGCCAATACAATGTCAAAAATGTTTTGCTCTTTTTCTACCGTTACATTCATACTTGCTTTCTTCGTTTCGCGTCTATTTCGACGGTCTTTTCATTGTCAATCATACTTATTAAAATATCCTTTACAACAAAATCGTCCTGCTCTAAATTCTCGGTTATGATTTGGTTTATCCGTGCGTTAGTCTCGCTTGAATTCAGTAAATCATCTATGCCGGCGCCTAATGTTGGGTGTTCGTAAAAGTGTCCCTTTTGAGCTTTTAATATGTGTTCAATATGCTGCTGGTCTGACTCTATTATTTTAAAGTCGCCGTTTTCAATTGTCATATCATCTATAAATTCCCAGTCTTGCGCTGCCATAATATTTTAAATTAACCCACCCCGACCTAACAGTAATGAAACTGTTAGTCCGTCGGTCGGGATGAGTACCCAAGATTTTTAAGGGTCTTCATTAATGCTTTACCTTTTCGTCTTCTAGATTATTTTTTAATGTCAGTGATAACGGCGCGGTTGTTAATGGTGGCGTTACTGTTGCCGCCCATGTAGATATTATATTTACCTTAGTTTCTAAGTCGTTAACCTTAGTTAGTAAGTAATCTACATTTACAAGGCCACCATTATTGCCGCCGTTAAACTGTACTAAATCCGTGTCTATTAAAATCTTTTCAACCTCAGTTGTTAGTGCTATAAATCCTGTGTTCTTGTTGATGAATGATACCGCAATATCACTACCTTCTTTTGGAACTATAACTATACCTGTGGTTTGGCTCATTAAGGCTTGGAATCTAACGTCAAATGTTTCGCCTTCATCATTAGCAGGAAGGAAAGTACATGTGCGTGTTGCTTCGTTTACATCCGTAGCTTTACCGTACTGAGAATAAAACTTATTACCGTCAATAATGCGCTGTGAAAAACCTTCTATAATTTCATCTACCTCTGGCATTACCCTATCTTATTTCTAAGTTCAACAATTTGCCTGCCTCCATCTATTCCGAAAGTCTTTCTAACTGATTTTATTAAATAGGTTCCGTTTCGCTCTACGTTCTTATTGTCAACCAGCGTTACCTTGTCTTCGGGATTTAGTCTAGGCTCTAAAAACATCGTAAAACTACCCTCGTACCCTTCGTAAATAAAATCATCTATCCGTTTTTCGATCTCTGCCCTGAGTTGCGCCTCGGTAAAATTATATACAACAAGCGGCTTAGTCTGTGCAGCGGTTTGAGGCTTTTTAGTTATTCTGACTTTACCCCCGTTCTTTGATCCGTAAAGTATAATTCTGGAATTATCTACCAGTATCGATTCCGCCTTAAGTACCAAATCAACATCTTCCTCTTTTATGTACTTAAGATTGGATGCGATAATGTGTTTCTGAAAACTAATTGTAGCAACGTCTACCGCCTGAGATAGTATACTAGGCAATAACCTAACGTGCAGAGTGTCGCCTATGTAAAATACCTTGAACCCGAATTCCTTTTTAAGCAACTCAAACACCTTGACAGCATTTACAAATGAATTATTATTTATTTGAAAGGCTCCTATGTGCGCGTTTTCATCGTCGAATTCAATGGTTTCGTTCGGTGCAACAAATCTAACCACCTCGCCTACTGTAGCGTTTTTAAATGACTTAGAAGGGATATTAACCTGTTTCAATAAGTACATTCTGTTTTGACACTCTAGCTTTAAAGGTGAATCAGGTGTTATCTTAGAAATAAATCCTTCGAACTCAACATTAAGATTAGGGAAATAACCCTCTTCTATTTTAACTATGTCGTTACGGTTGAACACGTTATTGCTACCTACAGTTATGGTTTTATTGTCCTGCAAAAACTTATTAGGCATTACAATTGTCGCCGTGTTAGTCAGTTTATCGAAGCTTTTATTTATATCAATAGCAGTAGTGTAATTAAATACAAATTCGCCTATTGTAGTTCTGCTTACTAATCTTTTCATAACGTTGTTACATCTAATTCACCACTAGGTGCCGTAATCTGGATGTTAACAACCTTGCTTTGATCTTCGCCTATAAATCCTGTAACTTTTATTACATCTTCGCTCGATATTATTTCTTTTATAGTTCCCTTTTTACCCTTTACGGTCTGTGTTTTAATATCCTTTTTACTATCCACCGACCAGTGCAAAACTTCTATATGTACTCCTAAAATCATCATAACTCTTCAAGATTAATAGGTGTATCACTTAGGGCGGTAATCTGAAACGGTTGAATATTTCTAAACCCTGCTTTTTCGGCGAATTTATAATCAGTTATCACCATGCGATTAATACCAAACATTTGAAGAAACTCGCTAGTAACCTCTATTGAATCAGGGCTTTTACATATCTCAATAATTCTTTTTGTATCAACAATTGGGTAAGTGTTGCCTATGTCCTCTACGGTATTGCCGTTTGTGACACCAACTATATTGCCTTGAATGCTAATAACGTAATCACCTTGCGAAACGTACTCTTTTACTGTGCCGTCGCGGCCTTGAATGGCTGTTTTAACAATGTTTTTAGATTGAGATACATCCATTAAAATGTCCTGCATTACGATTCCCTCGTATTGAATTGGGTTTTCACCTTCTACGTCGTCAAGCTCGAAAAATTGGCCGCTTTGTATTTGCAGTTGGCGAAATACAGGTGTACCAAGAAGAGATTTAATATCTGTGGTTTCCTTCAGAACTTCATCTACTTTAAAATCTGCTGTAGTTTGTGCGTTTAATGGTTTTCTTCTGAATACCGTAACAAGACCAGCGGTTTGTGCAGCAGCCACAGCAAAAGCGGGCAAAGTCTGCTTAAGGTTCGTGCCTAGCCTAGTAGAGAATACTTCCCTATCTATTTTTACAGGTAGTGTGTTAGACTTAAACTGCTCGTTTGCCATTACGCTAATTCGGTTTGTACGTCGTTAAGGGTTCCTAAAAGAGACTCTTTTAACATGTTAGTGAATTCGGTTATGCTTTCCGTGGTGGTGGTTTTGGTTATATTCACCTCTTGAATTAACGATCCTATTTGTAAGTTAAATACTTTAGGTGCTGCTGATTTAACCGTAGTTCCCGCCCCTGCAACGTCTGCCGCTGCTCCTGTTGTGGCTCCTGCTGGTGCTTTAATCGAACCCCTAGCAAATGGGTCTTGTGCTGCTAACTTGCCTGCTGCGAATTTATTAGCAATCCTACTCCTAGCTCCTGATGCAAATTCGTTAGCAATCCCGCTAAATCTCTTAGACTCTTCCGTTTGTGTATTGTCAATACCGATCCTGTTACGTAAATCTTCTACACTTTGAGCTGCGCCTTTCGCGAGACCTCCAAGCCCAGGGATTCTCCCCATAAGTTCGAGCATTTTTTGAAGTGGCATAAGCACGGCATCTAGTATTGTAACCCCTATAGCCTTGAATCCGTCTACTAGGCTACCTGTTTCGAACGCGTTAACTATGTTATCCCAGTTATTTCTGAATGCCATTATTCCAGATACTAATATACCTATAGCGGCGGCAACTAAAAATATAGGAGACGTTAAGACGGCCATTGCAGCCGCACCTGTTATTAATGCTGCATTCCACAACCACTGCCCAGCGGTTGCTATGGCTGTTACTGTTTTGTAAGCAGACATAGCTATAGTACTACTCTGTAATGCTAATGCAGACCCACCAGTAAGAGCTGTAGATATTCCCAATACTATATTGTACGCTGCTGTAACTGCTGTAATTACTAACATTACAGTCTTGAGCGCTGCAAAAGAGCCCGCCGCAACACCTAATACTGCAATAATAGTTTCCATATTGGTAGATATGAAGAATAGCGCATCTTGCAAACTACCTAAAGCACTACCAGAGGTAGCGATTTGAGTAAATGTATTTTGAAAGGCTATGGCAACTGCATTAAGTCCTGATTGTACGGTTTTTTGAGAGGCTGCAAACTCTTCATTTACGGCTGTATTTTCCATGAAACCCTTATTCGCCAAAGCTAACTTATCATGCAATAGGTCGAAATTTGTAGCCAGCGGAACAATGCCCTTCGATACAATCAAACCAGAAAGCCCGACATCTTGCAATGATTTAGTTAAACTACCACCTTCATTACTAACTCTATTAAGTCCTTTTATGAATGTCTCGAAACTTTCCAGCGGTGCTTTTGCAAAATTCTCTTTTACTGACTCGGTGGTTTGACCCATTATTGCCGCGAAGTTTTGAAGTTTTTCACCGCCGTTGATCGTAGCTAATTCTATACCTCTAAATACTTGAGCAATTGCCGTACCTGCTGCCTCTGGTGCAACGTCTAAAGATTTTAAAGCGGTGGATATTCCAAGTATTTCGGATGAACTTAATTTAAACGCCGCCGTTGATCTTGCTACCTCGCTAGCTACAGATAATATCTCACTCTCTGTTGCCGCCGAATTGTTACCAAGGCCAACAAGTGAAGCCGCAAACCTATCCACAATACCAACACCTTCGCCCGTAATTGTAAGTAGTCGAGCAATAGAAGCCGCCCCCTCTTCGCCTTTAATATCAGAAGCCCCTTCTAATTTAGCTAAAACGGTGGCAAATTTCAATATACTTTCTTCACCCTTAATGCCGAGCTGTCCCGCTACTTGAGCTAGTTCTAATAGTTTATCAGAGGATATCGTTTGTAGTTGCTTAGATGTAACCAGAACGCTATCACCTAAAGCTTTTAACTGTTCACCTGCAAGACCTGTGGTTTTACCAACACCTACTAAGCCTGTTTCAAATTCCAGAATGCCTTGAGTGGTCTTTACAAATATAGCACCCACAGCCGCCGCCGATGCAAGGCCAGCCATTTGACTAGTTAAACCACCTAAAGAAGGGGTTAATTTGTTTACGGTTTTGTTAATTTTATTGAGGGAATTATTAACCTTGCCAGCCGTTTTAAGAACTCGCTCACGTAACTCTATTATATAACTGACTTTATTAGCCATTCTTTGTTATTTCTAAGGGTATTATTCCGACATCTATAAGATAATCTATCTCAGCGCTTAACATGCAGTGTCTGTCGTCATCCATGTCTTCCGGGTCTTCCTTATAGTAAAAGCGGATCAAGGTATTATACAACCGCAATCCGCCTCGTTTACCTTCTATTTTGTAGTCTTCTATCTTTTTTTTAAGAAAGAAGATTTATTGTCGATTATCTCAGCGGCCTGTAAGCATGCAGTTACAAATAAGTCTTCATCGCTTCTTATTTCTGTGTCACCAGAAACCCAGCAAGTATTTATAATTCGCTCTCCTGACGTGATAGGTTTGGGATTGCCGCGTGTTGGCATTAAATAACCTAGTGCAACCTCTAATGTTTCTCGATCTAGTTTTTTAAGGTAGCACGTCTTATTCTCCACCACTAGCTGATACTTAACATTAGAATTTTCCGCTTGCGCTGCGTCGAAAAGCTTTGTTAATTCTTTTAGGTCTTCTTTATCGTTCGGGTTGTAGTCTTCTACTCTTCCGACATTCTTGGGGTTTGTCATTTTTTAGTAAGATATTTCGGCGACGAATAAATCATAAGAGCCAGTTATCTCGGTGTCGCCTACCGAGCCTCCGCCCTCGTCTGTTTTAAATCTGCAACTTCTTAAAGTATGAGTAACTACCCTTTGTGGGTTGTCATACACCACGATTATATCGAAGAAAGGGAACTGTAAAAGAGAACCAGAAGCAAAACCAGCAATCTTTACCGCGTCTCGCATTTTCTCCACCTCGTTCATTGAAAGGCCAATCGTAGCGCCTGACTCAATACCGCCAAAACCTACACTATGCACTCTATTTCCTGTGCCTAAATTCCCTGTAACTTCTTGCTCTTCCTTGTATTTAAGCTCTTGAATACCAGTGATAGGGACATTAGCTATCACTATTCTTACTGATACGAAGTCATAACTTACTCCATTTATTAGTGCCATACTATTGTATTAATTTAGATTTTAAACCTATGTTAAACGTTATAAAACTAGCTTTCCCAACTGGGATAACAGAAACACCTATTTGTATTTCACTAGTGGTCAATGGTTCTTGATCAGGGTCTATAGATACCTTATACCCAGGCTCTTCCGTTGATCCGTTGATCTCGCCAGCCGTTTGCATTGCAATTAATGCCGACTCGGTGTCGTTCTTGAACGTTGCAATTGTCTCTTCCGATAACTTACCAGTAAGCGTGTTGGTATAAATAGGGCTGTTGATGTTATCGAGGTTGTTTGTTCGAATATCTCTCTGTGCTTTATCTACAGTCCTATTGTTCTCTATTGTAGCAAAATCATTAGTCTCAGATATTGCCGTATCGCTATTATTAAAGAACGTACCAGTTTTACCTCGTTGTTTAGATAAGAATGTATAGTGAAAGTCTGCGAGTGTGTCTTTCAATGCAGGCGTTACGTTGTCCCATAAATCACCAGTAGCAAATGCCGCTTCTTGCAACTCTGTACCAGAAACTAAGTTGAATTTTCCAACCCATCCAATACTTTCATGAACAGAAGAGAAAGAAACCGTACCTAATGCAGCGCCAACCGTACCGATAGTAAAGCCGCTTATTGCATTTAGATTAATTCCTAATGAAGTCCATACCGTAGCGTCCCATGGTGAGTTGCCTGTAGTTCGTTTCTTAGAGATATAAGATTTACCTTGAAACGTAACCTTGTCACCTAATAGATACGCCCTAGCATTACTATACGTGCCTTGATGCCAATCTCCATCTTCACCGATAAGCATTGAAACGCGCTCATTTGATAAAGTGGTTAGATTTGGTAACGTACTAAGTGTAGCGCTAGTTAAGTCTGAATGAAACACTAAACTTTGTGGTGCATCTTCACCGTCAATAGTATCTAGAACAGTTTGTGAAGCTGTCAAGTGGCTAGCTGCAAATGATTCATGCGTAACCAAAACACCTGATTGTCTAATCGATCCGTTTGCAAAGTCTGTTACAGTTTTAATTTCTGTACCGTCGTAAGTTCCTTGCGGGTAAATAGCATGCCATAAAACCCCTTGAGGTTGGTTTCTAAAGTACTCGCTGATATGGTAATGCATTATAGCAAAGTAAGAACCTACACCGTTAGAGAATTGTACATCTGTAGAGCTACCACCAGCAGAAGCAGCAGAATCAGCAGCGTTACGGTGAACAAAGGCAAGGTTTGAACCTGCATTGTTTACCACTCCTAATTTAGAAGGTTGTACTAAAGTGATAATAGGGTCTGCGTCTGTAGCAACCCAACCATGCTTTAATCCTGTGTCTGTATTAGCGTTTATAGCCGCAACCAAACCAGCAGTAACAGAAGTTATTGTAGTAGCTGTTAAAACGAATTGTCCTAAACTAGCACCTGCAATTTCTATTCTTACTATCTCACCAATAATCCAAGTACCTGTTACAGTAACTTGTCCACCCGTTCCTTTTGTTTCGTCTGCATGGTCATCTACAATTCCAAGACTAACAGCCTCGTCTATTGAAAATAACTTTTTGATTCGATCAGAAGAGGTATAACCAGCAGGTAAACTGCCAGCCGTGTAGTTTATTAGCGAAGAAAAATGGTCTTCACCAGCTAACTGCCTGTCTAAACCGCCTTGCGTTCTGTTAAAGGATATTCCGCTTAGTCCCATAATTTAATTTATTTTTTACCGCTGCCTTTGTTAGGCTTCGTTTTAGGCTTTGGTTCGTCAGAAGTTTCAACTTTCGCTGCCTCTTCTTTTTCGATTTCGTCAATGATATCTTGGTCTTCTTGCGAAGTTTTGGATACTACTGGTTCGTCTGACTTGCCGCCTTTCTTTTCTAACATCTCAGCTACATCTGCGCGTGTAATGTCATGCACTAACACACTTCTAACTTTAGCGTGTTGCGCTGCATAACCTTTAGATGTACGGTCTGAATGAAAGAAATGACCATCGCCTGTAGCAACCATTACCTCGATGTTTTTATCATCAAAGTAATGTGCGCTCTTTACTATTAATTCGTCTTTTGTCATATTAATTTATTTACTTGGGGTTAATAAAATTAATTAGCTTGTACGATAGCTGCGATTCCGATTTTTCCTGTTCTCATGTGGTGCGCTTTAAATAGCACTTGAGAAGAAAGGATATCACCGAAGTAAATAGGTGAATTCTCTTCGAAGAACATTTTAACAGAACCCAATGCTTTTGTAACAAAGTCTGGATGCCATGCAATACCGCCTGAGTTATCAGTTCCAGCTACAGCGCCGCCAATTGCATTTAATGCTGTGGCCCCTGTGTTGTAATTAACAACAAAGCTTCTTTTGATAATATTGAATCCCATAATACCAGCATGTACGCCTGTAGGTAAGGATTTTTTATTCATAGTATCAATAGTAACTAACTGAGGGTCTCTGAATAAATCGTTGTACATTCTAGTAGGCAACAATAGAACACGTCTACCGTCGTCTGGAACTAGTTGTAAATCTAAGTTTGCACTCAAATTAATCAAGTCATTAAGCGTAAATGCTAATCTAGTACCTGTAGCCCCTACTGGTGCATTACCAGCAATTGCACTACCTGACGTTCTAACGATTTGCGTTGCGTCAACTGTAGCCCAATCAAACATGGTGTTTAATGCGATTTCTTCTTTTAGCTTGTTCTTGTGATCGAACAGTACAGAATCACGCTTAGAATAACTGTTTTGAAGTTCTTCAATGTCCTCTACTAATGCAGGATCAACAGAATAATCTTCTAGAGTGTAGTCTAGCGTAGTATCTGTTCTTTGCTCTACTACAGCAGGGAACGTACTCCTATTCTTTGTTACTCCCGCTAACGATCCAGCCTGAGGAATATGAACTGTTTTGTTTACTACGAATTCATCGTGATTTCGAGACATAGTGATAAACGAGTTTTCGTTCTCAAACAATATGTCTTCAATGTCGGTTACCCAGTCTTCTGTTAATGTCTGCGTTGATGCCATGATATTACTTTTTATTTATTAATTAATCGATTTGTACAGATAACCCGTCAGGAAGAAATGCCGTTCCGTCATAAGTAAAAGCCTGTGTTTTAATTTTTCCCGCTACGCCTGTAATAGTTACAGATGTAATCCCAGTTCCGAAAATGGTTGTTTCCGTTCCATTAGTTTTAGATTTCAAAAACAATTTAGCGCCTGCGTTTACTTCCGAATCAATTGCTAAATCGATTGTTCTGTTACCTGTAGCTTCTACTGTTTCGCCGTCTATGATTGTTGATCCGTCTGTAACAGTAATGGCTTGCGCTCCTGTTGCTGTTAATGCAGTTGTTACCGCTGCTCCGAATGGATATTTTATTGACATAATTTCTTTTATTTAATATTAAACTGCTTCTACAAAGTCAGGGTGAGGTTTACTATACTGAGTCTCGTATAGAGCAAAGTATGCACCTGAGTCAATGCTTTTAATCTTATCTAATTTGCCCGCCTTATCCGCTTCTCTCCAATTCATTTTTGCAAGTGCTTCTGGTAATTTACTGTCGGTTGTACCGTCGGCTGATCTTTGCAATTGATTCGCAATATTTGGCGCTTTAGCTTTTACCTTTCCAACAATCATTTGAAGACTTGAAAGACTGCCTTTAAACTCAGCAACTAAATCTTCTTTAGCGTCCTTGTCAAACTTGCCGTCTTCGATACCTTTATCAATGGTTTCTTCTACTAACTTATCATTAAGCTTGTCGGCTTCTGATTTAAAGTCTGCAACTTCTGATTTAAGTGCTGTTACTTCTTCGGTAGATGCTTTCAAATCTGTTTTAGCTTTTACTAAGTCTTCGCTAGACTTCTCAAGATTAGATTCAACTGTTTTGATTGCGTCTAAAATTGCAGCCTCTGTTGCATCTTCATTTAGATTCAAATGCTTTGCGATGTTTTTCATATCGTTTTTTATTGTGTTATTATTACTACTGTTATTACTATAAGAGTTTAGGATACCAGAAATAGCAGCCTTTGTCTGTGTTTTTACTTTCTTTGTTTTTACGATCTCATCGATAATACCCATCTCAAGGGCATCTTTTGGACTAATCCATGTCTCTTGATCCATTATTTTAGACATCTTAGCCTCTGTTATGTCGGATCGATTATTCATTATGATTAACAAAGAATCACGCATTGCCCCTAAAGCATTCTTTACGTTTTCGTCTTCTTCGTTGTGCCCGTTGTTGTGCGGGTTATGAATCATTATCTTGCTAAAGTCGGTCATGTGTATTTTGTCGCCAGCCATTGCGATTACACCAGCCATTGAAGCGGCTATACCTTCTATAAATATGTTTGTGTGTGCTTTGCTATTGTTGATTGCTGAAAAGATAGAGAACCCATCTATTACAGAACCGCCGCCAGAATTAATGTGAATGTTTATAGTTTCAACGCCGAACGCGTTTAACATTTGTATTTCGTCAGCAAAGGATTGTCCGTTAATTCCCATGTCGCCGCCTATCTCACTAAATAGATTGATGTGCGCCTCTTCTTTCGTGAGGTTTTGTATATGCTTTGGTGAATAATCTTTGAAATCCATACTACAAAACTAATTATAGTACAGGCGAAGCGGTAAGATTAGAAGGGGCTAAAACGGTAGTTGCACAAAATCATATATAAAAATACGATAATGTAAAGGGGGGTTATTTGTACCCTTTTACCGTACGACCAATGATGTAAAAACCTGATGTTGTTTGATTGACTTTACGGCCTTGTATGTCGTAAATGGTTGTAATGTCTTGAGGTTTAATGGTGTGTTCTTGTATGCCTACTGAACAATCAGTGGTAAACATTGCTGTGGCGTCTATGAAATCCCAAGTAGTATTTGCGTAGCTAGTATCATCTACGGCGATGCATAGATTAGGGTTTAATGTAGCGCCGAATACCATATTGATATTACAGTTTCTAATGTCCAAATACTTCATATCGTTATTGTAGCACGAAAGGAAAGTGATTAATGGATTGTTCGAGGCGTCTAATTCGTCAATGTTATTGCCAGCTAAAGCCAAAACTTCTAAAAGTGGGTTATTAGTAATATCTAGCTCGATTAATCGGTTATTATCAACTCGCAGGTTTGTTAATTCGGTGTTTTGGCTTACGTCTACCTTTGTAATGAAGTAGTTATTTACGCAGTTGAACCCAGTTAATGAGGTAAACGCTTCTAGTCCCGTTAATACAAATACCCCCTTACCTTGCAAGTTAATCTCTCCCGTGTATGCTTCTGCCTCTTCGTATGATATTGATATATCTCCGTTTGTGTTTAGTTCTAAATTGTTGATTAATTCCCTTTTAAACATTAAGTCAGGAATGTATACCTGTGCTTGTGCGGGTATAGACATTAGTATTACCCAGCACATCATGCCGAAAATATAACCTATAGCGGCTCCTACTGTAAATCCTTCATCGAACGTTAATGTACTTTCTTTCATAATGTTATTAAATTAAAAATGACCACCTTCACGAGGTGCATCTCGATCTAGCAGTCAATAATATTGTTAAGGATGCACCCTTTCGGTTGCTAATATAAACTAATTATTCAACATCACGACTTAAATCATCATAAATTGTGCGCTTAGATAAAAACAACTGTTTAGCCAACTTGTTAACCGCCCTACCCGTTTTCTTCGACTCATTAACAGTCTTCTGTACATACTTGGCTCTATCGTTCTTTATATCCTTTTCTTTGTTCAATTGTTTTTATGTTAAATCGTTTACCTTAATTATCTCTACATCCTTTATTGCATAACTAATTCCACTTTTCTTAATGTCTGTTTCGGAATCAAGTGATAGCCATAAGTCGCCACTAACTAAATTATCGAGGTACATCCAATGACTATCTTTTTCCTTATTCAGAAGAGGGAATTTATCGGAATCGGATTTATTAATTACTACTGCTTTCATCTTCCTAGGGCTGTATTATATTTAACAACTGAATCGTATAGGTCTTGCGCTTCATTAGCGGTTAATCCTTCGTGTATTGCGTGCATAGTGTAAGTTCTAGCAGATAAGAAGCTAGGAGAGCCCGTAGTGTTTCGGCCTAATACCGTTATATCGTAAGGCACTAACGAACCCGAAAGTGTTATATCAGAAGCGTTTAATACACCGTTAGCGTATAGTTTTAGGTCGTTTGAGGCCGATCTTGATAGTGTTCTTACAGCAGCTGTGCTTACAGTTCCTTGAGTGTTGGATGTTATCGATCCTATGATACCAGTAAACGTTGTATTTGCAAGGCTGATTTGAATAAAGTTTCCCCCATCCGAACACCCTATATCGATATTACTACTCGTGCCTACCGTTGTTGAGTTATGCACAGACATTCCAAAATCATCTATAGAATTAGCGTGTGTTGTCGGTCTGAAATGCGTGTTACCATATTGATTTGTGGCATTGCCCGTAACACCTCCTATTGTAACTGTCGGATTATTAAACCATGTAATCCTAAATGCTGCGTCAGTATCTAAGGAGTTAATTAGATTGAATTTATATGCGTCCCTCGTGGCTGTAGTATCATCAATAGGGCAGTATGGGTAAAATGCATGTAGCCTACACCATACATCCGTATTGTTAGTTGTTACCCCTGTGCCTTTTAGATCAGCTACTAATTGGGTTAATGCGTTTATTTGATTGGATCCCGTGATTCCAGCCGCTGCAATAAATGCAGAAGCGCCAGCGTCTCCCGCGCCTACAGTGGTATCTAGAGAATCTAAACACGTAACCCCTACCCCTGAGTCGGACACTGCTAGAGATATAGAGCCCGCCGATTGACCTGTGGCCGGGTTGGTTGTTTCACCATTAGACCACCCATAATTTATAATTCCTGTATTGCCAGAAACAAACGCCGTTGCTGTACCGTCACTACCTCCCAATGTAGACGGCGGGGTAGTCATTATACTATCGATATTTATACTGCAACTTGGAGCAGGTGGGGCAACAGGGTCTGGTACGAAAGCTTCTGCGAATGCTGTGCATAGCTTCGAATGGTCATCTGTTACGGTTACAGACACCAGTCCTTCTGATAGGTTTAATATTGTTGGAGTTGTTGCGCCCGTAGACCATAAATAAGTAAGATTACCCTGAACCTTTGAAACATTAGCCGCCGCTTTCCCATTAGACCCCCCTATTGATGTAGGCGAAGTAATCTTTATTATTACACCAACCGTGCAGGATGGGTCGCTCAATCCAGTCCTGTATACTAGGTTGTCGATTATCAGATTAGGTCTTACTTTTTTAGCCATTATTCTACTATTGTTGTGCTTAATGTACCCGCTTCGATAGTCGTTTTGTTTAATATCTGTCCTGTCTGTACCATTGTAACACTGAATTCCATTTGCCAGTCTTGTATTCTGTCGTGGTTTGTTTCTGGTATTGCGCCCGAAATCCTGTTAAGTCTGCTATACAAGGCAGTATTTGGCATGCCTTGTATAGCGTAGTAAACTTGTAGATTCTTAGGGTGAATTAATGGAAAACTATCTTCTACATTCTCTAAATGAGAGTGGCAGATATGTATCCTTATAACAGATAACCCTCCTTGCTGTTCTTCTGTTATATTAGTTCTTGAGCCTCCCGCGTCGTTACGTGGAGTCCAGGGTATTTCTGCAAATTGAATAAAACAAGCTGGATAGTTGAATGGTGATTCTTTCCCTTCGTTAGCTTCTAATATTTGATCGTTCCACAAACCAACAGTATGAAAAACCCTATCACCGTTTTCATCTACGATAGCCTTTAGGCTTGTTACTATGTCGTTGTGTAATTTTAGTTCAGACATTACCTTTTGAATATATCGTTAAGTTCTTTTAGTATTATTTTCCTGTTGCTCGAATCTAATTGCGCCGATTTGCCTAGGAATTCCCTTTGTGGCATACCGTCCAAGCCTTCCTTGTGTCGTTCCGCGTAAGCTATGCCCAAAATACCAACCTCTATTTTAGAGAAAGTACTACTAATTACCTGCAACGCTTTCCACATCTTGCCACCTTTACGACCAATCAATATACCTCTCTGCGCTCCTTTCGGGTCTTTCTTTCTTCGTTGCCAACCTCCTCTTGATGCGTCTGTTTGCCCTCCGCTTTGCCTAAATCCTTGAGAGAAATGATTCTTACTATTATTCGCAATAACTACTGGCAAGCTACTCTTAGCTAATTTATAAGCCCTGACTGCTTTACCTATTCCGAAGCTACCTGTTTTCTTAATGCTCATAACCCGAAATTATTATCTTTTCGCCTTTGCGGAGCGTCAAAATATGGATGTTTAGCGTTGCCTGTCTCTTTAAATACCTGTTCAGATTTACCTACGTTATCAGAAAATAGTCTCTCTTCGTTTTTCAATGAAGACAAGGGCTTAATACCTTCAATCTTTCTTTGTTTATTAACATCGATCAAATGTTGATTAAGGTTTGTTGAGTCTCCACCTGGAAGCTGTATAACTCCACATCTACAGTTATAGCCGTTATTAGGTAGCCGTGTATCCCAAAAAGGGTCGCCAACAGGCCGTATAATTCCGTCCCAAGCTTTATGTGCATCTCTTACCCGCGCGTCGTTGGCTGTTCTGTATTGAAGTAACGGTAAATCCTTTTTATTGGCTTGTATGCCTATCCATTGTTCAGCGCTTTGTGATTGTGATACGCTTGTATTCCATTCGGTTTCTAGCCAGTCTACATTGTATTGATTGAATATAGGCAAAGCCTCCTTTTTGAAGTCATTGAACGAGCGTAAAAAACCATTTTCATCAAAGCGCATAAACTGCATATCATTGACCTGTTGGAATGTCTTAGCAGCGGAAAAGAAAGTTACGTTATCGTGTAGACTTTGCATAGTTCGGAATTCCTGTGTGCCTTGGTTAAAGTCGTTTAGTTTAGAGCCGAATCCTTTTTCAACTCCATTATTGAGCCTGTTTCGGTTCTCGTCATATACCTGTTTTGGCAATGTGTTGACAGTTACGTTCCCCCTCCATATTCCCCTTAAGATAGTCTGTATGTCGTCAAACCCTATCATTCAATTTCAGTACACCCGTTGCCTGTTAGTGTCCATTGGGTTATTATATTCGTGGCAGAGGTGTTGCTCTCATTCATACTTGTAGTATTAAGCCATTCGTAAGCCCTGTTTAAGGCTACATCGCTATTATCGAAAACGAGTTGATTTATAATAATTCTGTCCGAACTTGTCACCTGCTTTGCTCGTGTTGTATTGGTCACTGGCCCCGTATCAGAAGTACATAGCATAAATACAGAATTGTATTGATCTACTTTTGCCGTCCATGGTAGATTTTTAATTACTACGCTAAAAATGGGCGTGCCTGCTGCATCTTGCGACTTGATTTCGAAACCCACTATCGATATACTCCAAGTAACCGTTTTGCCTACTATCTTGTATCTTAAATGTCCCGAAACAGCCGCCGAATGTAGCGCTATGTCTGTACCTGTACCATCACCTAAGCTATTACTAACTAGGTTTGCGTTGGTGCCTGTTATATCGAATACTTTCCACTCGTCAAACTGATCTTTAAATCTATCACCTGTTAGTACATTAAGAGCACCAGCACCGCCAGACAATACACCTCTATTTTGCTCGTAAGTATTAGCTGTACCGCCTGATTGTAAATCCTTTAAACCGCTAGCTTTAAAAGTAACCGACTTGGTAAATGTAAAATCGACACTAGTATCTAAGATTCCAGAAACAGCGTCTACCTTTAAAAGCTCACCTCCTAAATATATCCAACCCTCGGATAATGATTGAGAAGGGACAGAGCCCGTAACCTCACACCCTTGAACTACAAAATCAGTACCAAATGAGCCTAATATATTGTTAAGCGATTGGTATATTCCATGTCCACCATCTTGACCTGTGGCGTGTCTTAGGTCGTCTAAAACTCTCGGTATGCCGCCTAAAATATTCTTTGATTTAAATTTATCCATTACTATGTATTTTGAAATAAGAATGCAGAAGTTTCAAGCACGATGCCTTGATACGTTCTTCCTGATGCATTAAATTGATTTACTATTGCCATAAACTTTTCATTGCTATAATCAACATTTGAGGCCGTTGTGATTATCAAAGGTATTTTAATAGTGTAGTCCGCCGTATATTCGTCTGCCTCGTTAAATGAATACTCTTTTGCTGTGCTTATTAAGTCCCAAAAACTTCCGTTTGGGGGTTCATTACCCAAATTAGGTGTTGTTTTTGATTCGTACACATTACCATCGGGTGCTAAAATAAACTCACCAGAAGCGGCGTAATCCACTGTGATATCCCATGCATTATAATCAAAATCTTCATCGTGCTGTTCTGAATTATTGAACCTGTATGTAACGTCAATTACAGCATTATTGACTATTAGAATACCCTCGTTTGTAGGGTCGAATAGCTCATTTAAGTACTTCTGCAATACCAACCTAGACGCGTTAACCTGTAAAAAACGAGTGATAAATATTGTGAATTGGTATAGGGATGGGTTTTTCTGGTCAAAGAATTGGATTGGTATACTGTTATCGTTTAGTTCATCCAACGGTTTAACAAGCGCAAACATGTAACGCAAGTAAATAGGCGCTCGGAAAAACCACGGCGAAAGAGCAGCGGATAAATCTTTAAAGTTGATTTTATACTTTAACATTACTTGCTAATAAACGTTAAGTTAGATACCGTATCCCATTTAGTAGAGTCGAATGCTTCGCCGCCCGTAATAGCTACATTAGATTTAAACACCACACCACCCTCGATAACAAATGAACCTAAACTATAAAGTAGTGTGGCGTCGTGGTCTGATAATCCACTTATCTTATTGGCTAGTATTGGAATATCTCCGTAAACTGGTACGGCCTCGCTTCCTGTTTCGTCTACCGTGGCGAAGTGGCCTGAGAAAGGCGGGTAAGTCTCAGTGTTAATGTTCAATATATCGGTGTATCCCGCTGTTTCGTCCCTGGCTTGCACCACGTCGGCAACTGGATTAACTACACCCCTTGCACCTTGGATCGCGTCGGTTAACTCTTTTACACTAAGCAATCCATTAAACGGAAGTCCCTTTATGTATGCGTCAATAGCTTCTTGAACCGGGAAACTGCCGTCTTCAATTAAGCTACCATCGGCTTTTATTACTAAAGGATCGTACTGTATAGTGTAGGCTATCTTTATAAAGTCGGCCAAGTCGCTTATGATAGTTACCTTGCTTCCTGCTGTAATAGTATCGTCTACATAAGTTGTAAAGGCTGTTTTTTCGTCTCCTGTTAGCTCTGTCAATCCGCCACCAGAAGCTTTTGCTACTTTGTAAGTAATAACCCTATTAGCGCTTTTTACACTCGCTTGCGTAATGATTTGTTTTGTAATTGCGTCTGTACTGGTTGTGTCTGCGTAGCTAAATTGCCCCTCGCTATCAAATACTAATTCATCTCCAAACTGAAACCTTTTAGCAAGTATTGCCAGTCTTCTATCTGTTTGCGGTATGATGGCTAGTGCTCTCGCTTCTACAAATGCTTTGAACGCGTCGAATAAGTCTTCGTGAAACTTAATACAAGTTGCAATAACCCTAATAAATGTACGCCACGTAGCAACAAGGGACGGTGATTGAATATCTTCTAAAAAGTTTTGCGAAGAGTCAGGAGAAGGTAACAGTCCGTTAAGTTCCGCCGCCGTTTCCTTTTCGGTTATTATCTTATCTTGTATTTTGTCTATCGAAGCCATTATTTACCTTCCTTTTTAGTTTTATTGTAAATCTCCAAAACCCTTGCTGCTACTTTTTTACCTGCTGGTGAATCAGGGTCCGCAACAGGCGCTTCAAATTTAAGCCCTAATTCTTTTCCTATCTCATCAGGCGTCATGGTAATCATTGGCAATAACCTAGAGATTAAGTCGCCTTTCTCCATGGTGCTCAATAAGTCGTCTGCTTTCCACCTGAAAAACCGATCTTCCGGAAACGCGCCTTGTTTTTGCATTCTAGGGATGAGCCCGTCGTCAATATCAAACATGATAGTTCGAGTGAATGACATAATAAGCTCCTTTACAACACGTTCTTGAGCTTCTGCACTGCCTACAAACGCCTTATCATCAAACAGACCCGAAACACCCGTGAAGTTCTTGCTGATTTCTTGATTTGCTAATTGTATGGAGTCGATAAACGCGGCGGAATCAGCGTCAATTGCTTGTACGTATTCTATTATATCATCTTCACCAAATACACCCCAGCCAGCTCGACCCATACCGCCTAGCATGTCAATCATGTTTTTCTTTTGCGCTGGGTCGTCTATAGCTGTTTTACCAACTCTAAAAGGCATACCGAACAACTCAATAAACTGCCATAAAGCGGAAAACATGTGCTTCTTTGCAATAGCCTGAGGTGCTACAGAATTAAATAAGCCTAAATCTTTGTCTTCACCTATAAATATGTACCAGTCTCTAAAGTTAGGGGCTGTATAATCCCAACTAACATCACTACCCGAAAATCTTGTATCGGACTGTTTGACGATATGTAAATCTGGTATTACGAACTCTCTGTCAATAAGTTCCATATCTTTAAACTGGCCATCAACTATATCGTTTAACTGAATAAGGCTAAACCCATAAAAACGCGCCTCAATACTCCATGTTAAGTACCTTGGGAACCATTTACTTTCAAAGAATAACTTTGCTTTCTCGTCTTCATTACCTTCTGAGTCAACTATTAAAAAATCCTTTGCTAGTACCTTATTGATTAACGTTGTGATAATCCCGTTTATATGGCCATCAATACGCATGTTTTTAAAGATACGTATTAGGTCGGTTCGGTCGGGGTCGTCTCTTCTTTCGGCTAAGTTCAATGCGCGTGACCAGTTACCTATCTCGTCAACTCTTCTTTGTCTGTTTACCGAGTCTAATTGTACGGATATTCGCGAGTTTTTAGGCTGCTTTCTGTGGCTGGCCTCAATCTTTTGCGTGAATCTATTATTAACGTCCTTAATCATTTTTATCTATAAACTTATCTTTTAGAATGTCAGAATAAACCAATCCGTATTTGTAGCAAAGAATAGGAAACCAAATAGGGAACGAACAAACACGTATAATCCCTTCTGATATATGATAGCCAATTTTAGCTTCTTTTACTTTCTTCAAAAACTCCATTGTCTCGTAGTTCTAAATGGTGTATGTGATATTTGCGGTGCGCTTCCAAAAGCTATTTGACTGCCTGTTGATTCGTCATGAAATAGCGGCAACTTGGGCGAAATAGTACCCTTTTTAATAGCCTCCAGTTTCTTCATTGCGTTATCATGATTCTCACCGATAAAATCAGGTATCATTCGTTGCGATCCGAGCCCGTACAATCTGAACAAAACCAAGTCAATCATAATGCCGATTATTAACCTGTCTCGCTTGTCTTCTTTCTGGTAAGCGTCCGAAGCTACAACACTCCAATCTTGACCGTTTGGCATGAATCCAATTATAAACAAGGTACCTGCTAGTGAGTTCTCTCGGTCGTCACCTCCACCAATTGGTATATTGGAAGGAAAGTTTTTTACTTGGTCGGTTACATCTACAGTCCCAATAATATTAACATTGCTCGTTCGGTCTGCTGAACTGTAGTAAATCCGTACTTCGTTGCCGATTCGCCTTAAAAAGATGTCGCTTGTCGTATCCCAGCCTAGTATGGTATCATGATTACCTGTGAATAGGTTTGTAGTGTAAGAGAATTGTGTAGCTGGTGTGGATGTAATTACAGGCTCCTTAACGGTGTATAATGAAAAGTTAGTATCTTGTTTTGTCCACTTAGAAGCGTTAAATACTTCTGGTGAGGTAACCGCTGTTGTGTTAATGTAGATGTCGTCTGAAATAATCCCGTTTGCGGTGGTTTTAAAGCTTACTAAGGCATTTAAAATATATGTTTGACTATCACTATAAGCGGGCTGGGAATATTCAACCGTCTCGCTTATGTTAAATTGTGTTAGTGCGTTCCAGGGTAGTATATCGGTAAAGATTTTTTCAACGTCGTACCTGTGGCAAATCATCGCGCTAATTTCTGCAATGGTGTTTTCCTCCTGCTCTTGCCTCACCATGTCGGGTGAATGCCCTGTCTGAGCCAGAATAGTATCAAGGTCTTTTTCTCTTATGGATGTAAGATAATCGCGTTTACGTAAATGAGCCATATATTACGGGGTAACTTGACATATAAAGACTTTCAGGTCACCAGCCAACGTATCGAATTGGGCTGTTACTGTGTCCCAATCTACAAGCGCACCTAATACCGCGCCTGTTTCAGAAACTACCAGTTGATTATTCCAGAAGTAAATACTTCTACCAGCGTCTAAAGGGAAATAGACAGTACTACCGCCCGTATCCTTGTATCCAATGTTGCAAAAGTTTACAGTGTCTTTATTCTCAATGTAAATAAAATTAATGTCTTTGAATATCGCGCCTCCGTTTTGGGCTGCTATAGTGGCTAAGACTGATACCGTGGCGGTGTCTATGTCCTCAATTGTGTTGTCCGAGACGCTTGTAATGCCTGTTAGTGAGTGTGACTTCTCGAAATCGTAAACCGTCCCTTCATGTGTGAGTACTATTGAAGTGGTTACTGTTAAGTTAGACATATAGCTTTGTTGTTTTAAACAAAATTACACTTTTTTATTTAAACTTCAATTACTTTGGTAAGTACTCTATAATCCATTTACCTATCTTAACAAATTTAGTATATCCGTACCTTTCGCTAAAACGAAGCCCTTTATCTTCATGTTTCCACATTAAACCCCTACCCAGTATTCTAAACCAGCCTTGTTTATCATCAGATAACGACGCCCATAAGGTAACACCGAATACGCGTAACACATATTGCGTAGTACTATCAGTCAATTCCGTTTTATTAAAATATGTTAAATTCCTATTCATAGCCATCTATTTTTAAAATACTCTTTTACGTCACCCCACTCAGTTAAGCAGATTAGGGCGAATAATACAAACGCGATGTTTTCTAGGTGCTCCATTACTTATCTTTAATTTCTAAATAATACGCATCTAGTTTATCGAACAAGGCTAGTATTGGTTTAATTCCTTTCATTAGTTAATAGGCTTCGTTATCGCTTCGTATTCAATCTCAACACCTCCAACAACCAGCGTGCATGTTGATCTGTTCGTAATAGCGTTTATTTCTATTACTACCGACTCGCAACCATCAATTGCAATGCCGTTCCTGTCTATTACTTTCGTTCCGATTGCAGTTCCATCGGAAATAACTTTAAGCTTATTGTTTTTCATCCGTTCCGTTTTAATGCGTGTAAATGTAATAAATAAGGAAAATAGTCTCAGCTATCACGCCTTCCTCGATTTGACCACCTATCTGACCACCTATTTGACCACCTATTTGACCACCTAGTCTGCCCATTAATTTAGTGTTAAATCGCAACTCCTCACACTTACCAACCAGTCGTAATTCAAGGCTTTTAATCTCGGTTTCCTTGCGTTGTAATAGGTTGGCTTGCTGTTTTATTATATACTGCCCGTTCATTGTTTTTAGTTTAATGTTATCAAGCAAACCGCTTCCATAATATCTATAAATTAAAAGTGCTCACTGTCAGGAGGTGCGACTCCATCAAGCAAGCAATAATATTTTTAAAGGTCGCACCCTCTGGTGTAAATGTAATCATTATTTCGACTTAACCAAATAAAAAACCCAGCACGTTAATACTGGGTTAAATAATGAACACGTGCAGTTCTAATGGTATGCATCCGCGTTACTGTTAGGTTGATTTTTAACAGAATGCCTGTTACGAATATACATTAAAATTTCTTACTACTCATAACAGGGATGTGATAATTTCCTGTGGTCACGTCGCCTTTTTGGTGTTCCTTGTATTCGTTACGCAATACCCTGCACATGAAATAATCGAATGCATCCGAGGTATGCGTTAATTCCCTTGTGGCTACCTTTGTTTTCTTGTCTGTGGTGTTCTTTTTAAGCTTACCCCCTGACTCATCTTCAAGTACATTGGCGAAGTCTAACACGCTCTTTTTACAGTCTACATCGATATGTATTTCTAAGCCCTTGTAGCCTAGTGTAACCTCGTCGCCTTTGTCGGGTTGATTTCTGAATATTGTATTGATAAATTCACCACGCATTGCAACGTAAGGCGCTGCTTTATCAACTCGTTCTTTAGGTCTGAATTTCTTGAGCTCCTTTTTAATAACCGTGTAGTTGTTGTGCCCCTTTTCCGTTGCGGTTCCTTCTGTCTTTCCTGCTGGGTCACCGTAGATAAACACGCCTGCAACATGGTCGACATATTTACGTGCAAAGGCTTTACATACGTCAGCGGTTGTATTCTTTGGATGAGGTAAGCAGAATTCGTCTATTTGGTTTATCTTTTTCCTGCCTTCTTGAAAATCCAACTGAAACACTAACAGGGTCATGTATGGATTCAGGTTAAAGTCAAGCGATATATGTAGGGGTAAGTCTTCATCGTAAAACACATCTTCAACGCACTTATCGAAATCGAAATCTTTGTAAAACGCGCCGTCTACATTGTCCTGTATCTCCCAATCTCCCATTACAAAGCGCTGGTACTTCACTGGGTTGATCTTCTTAAGGTTTTCTAGTTGCTCTATGTATTGCGGGTCTACGTGTGGATTATCGGTTACTTTGGCGGGTATGTAGAGCCAATCGTCAGGTAATGTGCCATCCATGTACTTGTCGTAAATCTGTTGCTTTACCCATGTTTGAGTTGGGTTAACGGTCATTATGATAAGCGGCTTGGGCTGTTTTAAGTCGAGTCCTTTAGGCATGAAGTAAGAGCCAACCCTTTCGTTTGCTTTCTCCCATGCTGCAAATTGAAGTTCTTCCACCTGGTCCATCATTATGAAGTTAATCTCTAATCCGTTCCACCTGTCCAGCTCCTTATCAGCGTCGTAATTCTCGCCAAAGAAAAACATGTATGAATCATTGTGAAAAGTCCAACTGTATTCAGTCCCGTTGTACCGCTTTATTGCTGATTTGGGTATTACTTTTCTGCATGTTGGTAAAGTGTTACGACGTAGTGTTTCGAGGTTCTTACGTATGATACAGGATCGACTGTGAGGAAATAAGGTGTGAAGCATTACGAGTGCACCGACTCCATTGAACGACTTTCCACCCCTAACAGCCCCACCATAAACGACTACACTATACTTTCCAGAAATGCACGCGTTTATGAATGTTATAGCTGTGGGGAAATCGCTTATATCGAAAAGCGTTTCGGTTCTTTGTTCACTCATTAATTAGCAATAAATTCACCCCCTTGAATTCGTCTTGAATCCCAAGGTGTTTAATAAAGCTGTTCAGGTAACTATTGTATAACGCCTTACTATCCACTGCGTGAAACATGCTGTAAAGCTTACTCCCGAACTCATTGCCTTTATACTTGTACATGAATGAAATAAACCACTCCCCCGCATAATAGTCGCCCTTTTTACCTTCAAATGTAATAATATCACTCCTTTTGATTACAAGCTCTTTTACCGTGCCTTTTCTCATCCTATAAGTTTTTCCACGTCCGACCACCTGACCCAGTCGCCGTTAGGTTCTGGTTCGTCGTATTCTATTTTGTCATCCATATGATTGTGCCATAAGTTATACCTATCCAAGTCCCCCAGCCTTTTACCCTTGTCAACCATCTCAATAATCTGCTCATCGGTTTTGGGATAGTCGTTTGATTTGGCTATCTCTATTATCTTGTCGGCTCCTATTTCCTTGCCTATCATAGCGAGCAACCTTGTGACTTGCTTTAGCTTGTACTGTGCCTCGATTACTTGTTCTCCTGGCGTTGGTTGTCGGTTTGCTTGGGGTAGTGCTTTCATTATTTGGGTTGGGGTTTGTAGAATTTAATGCATTTATCTATGTCTTTAATTTTATACTTCCAATGGTCGTTTTTAACTGGGAGCACCTTGCGTTTTTCCGCCATAATCCTAAGTTATATTTAACACCCATAAAAGGGCGTTCTTTTCCTGTTCGTATTTATCGTTTACTTCCTTGACAAAGAATATAACATGAACCTCAGCAGACCCCTCGCTTATCTTATCTTTAAGTAACTCGTCGTTATTTTCGATCCTGTCAATAAGCGTGTCAATCCTTTCTTGTATGTCTTCTTTTGATTTCATAAATCTGTTGGTATTACGGTTAATCCAAATGTTGAGCAATAATGTATAACTACCTTTGTGTTATGCTTTTTGCCAATAGGATCAAATATATTATGCAGTCTTGCGAATTCGTCTTTTGTTGGCTCGTGAGTTTCTGGATTAAGCCTAATAACATCCATATGTAATGGTATGTATGCTTTCTCAGCGTCTTGCATGAACTCGTTAAACTTTGTCATATCCCCACGTATTTTTCAAACAACCCGATAATCTTTTCATCGGTAGATTTAAGACCTACTACAGCCTCTAATTTGCGTAATCCATTCATTGAATTATAGTTTCCGTGTTTGGTTAAAAATCCTGTTAGATAGTTCTGTTCGAGTTTTGTTAGTACTAACTCCATTCGGGTTATTAGGGCGCGGCGGTTGGTCATTTAAGTTGTTGGTAAGCCTTTTTCAATTGCTCTCTTGGTTAATATTTCGATAGCTAAAGCCGAAAGTATACCTTTTGGCGCTGTTTTTCCGTATTCCGTTTCGATTAAAGGGAATGATATTGCTGTAAGTTGTTTTACCGTCATATCCCTAAATAGTATACCTGCTGGTATTTCGAGTAAGATGTTTGTGCTAAATACGAATATCCTTTCCATGTCGGTTATAAGGTCTGTTAATTTGGCTGTGTCTTGGGGCATAGTTTAATCTTCTAAGTATTTAATAATATCCTTAATGGCTCTCTGTGGATGAGGAAAGTCCATTATACCAGCAAGCACCTTAAGTGCATGTGTTTTGCCTGTTGCTAGACCGAACATAAAAGTATTAGCCTCTCTGTTATCGATTGACTGTTTCAGACATGCTGCTATAAATTTCTTTTGTGTCGGTAGTAACGTTTCTAGTTGTTCTTTCATAATTGTTTTGTTTTAGTTATTTACCCCCCGAACTCCATTGTTTGTTCGTTGCCGTTCTCGTCTTTCCATAATTTGAAAATTTGTACAACTGGCTTATCAGAATCACCAGAAACCTCAGTGTAATTAATAGCTAGCTTCTTTCTTTCTTCTGTGGTGCATGTAAGCCTCATTAATGCAATTTGTAATGTCGCGTTGTCCGACTTGTACCACTTAGATCGTAATGATACTTTAATATC